ATTACTGAGGCTGTGATAACAGTACAAAAAAGTGAATTTCCAGAATCTCTAAAATACGAACTAAATGGTTTTATCCAAGGACAAGATGATAAAGGAAGACCAGTACAGGGACAAGTTGTAAAGATTGATGAGGAGAGTGTAAACTTAGATATGAACCATCCTTTAGCTGGTGAAGATTTAAGTTTTGAAATAGAATTATTAGAGATAGTAAAGTAAAAAATTGTTTAACCTTTTAAACTTTTGTTTTGACAAGAACATTATTAGTTGACGGAAATTCCTTATTAAATACTGGTTTTCATGGTATAAAAAATATGTATAATGGTACAGACCATATAGGTGGTCTATACCATTTTCTTAATACCTTAAGAAAATTAATAGATACCTACATACTTACTAAAATAGTGGTTTGTTGGGACGGTGAAGATAACACCAAACCCAGACTAGAATTATATCCAGATTATAAATTAAATAGGAGGACAAAACCTAAGTCAGAATATGACTTACAATCATATGCTAGACAAAAATTACGGGTACAAGAATACCTAGAAGAACTTTATGTTAGACAAGCAACCTTTAAATGGTGTGAAGCGGATGACTGTATAGCACACTACTGTAAAAAAACAATCCAAGAAGAAATAATTGTACTAACATCCGACAGAGATTTATTACAATTAATATCTAAAAATGTATCAGTACATATAATTTCATTAAATAAATTATTTAAAGATGGTGATAAGGTACCACTAAACGGAGTTAACATACCACCGAACAATGTTAGGGTAGTTAAAACTATATGTGGTGATTCTTCAGATAATATATATGGGATAAAATTAGTTGGGGTAAAATCCCTAATAAAAATAAAACCAGAAATACTAGAAAAAAAAGTATCTTTAGAGGATATAATAAAGACTATAAAATCCAAAGATAAGATTAACAAAAAAGAACAAAATATATTAGAAGAAGTAACCCAAAAAACCCCTAATATTAACCACAAAGGTTCGATATTAGAAACAAACTATACTATTATAGGGGTTGGGGAACAATTTCTAACTAAAGAAGCCGTAAACGGAATAAACGACCTATCAAGAGAAGCTATAGACCCAGAAGGTAGACACTGGAAAAATGCTTTGGACTTGATGATGTCAGATGGAATTCTTAATATTTTACCTAAGAAAGATGATTCTTGGGTAGATTTCGTAAGACCATTTTTAAGATTAACAAGAATAGAAAAAGATTTTTATAAAAATAAAAGACATGAGTAAAATTAAACAAAGAGTAGAAAACACACAAAAATGCGAATTCGTATTAAAATTAGGTAATAATATAGTTTGTCAAAGATTCTTTTCAGTAAGAAACTTCAACGATAGAGCGACACAATCAATAGATATACATTACGCGATAAGAGATATTGTAGATGATATTGTTGATAGATTAAAGCTTAAAACTTTATATTTATTAGAAAGTAACTATAAAGAAACCGTTATAGATGAAGCTCAAGAAGATGAGTATTTTACGATAACTTTAAAGAAAGGAAATAAGGTATTTTACGACACAATTACACCTGCCAGTATCTACCCCCCAAAAGTTAGGTTCACCGTAGACATAAGACCACAAATATCTTCTATACTAAGAGAACTAACATCAGTACTATCACGAAAAAAAGTTACAACAAACTACCAAGATTATAACTTAATCGTTAACTAATCTAGTATTTATTACAATAACAAAATAATATGACAGACAATAAAAACTTCGGTTATCTAGGATATAATTTCCAACTAAAACTAATTAACCTTATAGTAACCGATAACACTTTTTTCCAATCAATAATAGATGCTATAACCGCAAAATATTTTGACAACCAATACTTCAGATTAATTATGCAATTAATTAAAGAGTATTACGAAAAATACCAAACCGCACCGTCATTTGAAGCCTTAGACCAGTTAACAAGAATAGAAATTTCTTCTGAAATGGCAAGAAAGAATATTTTTGATATGTTAAGGGAAGTTAAAGACGCTTCATTTGAAGACCACATTTTTATTAAAGAAAAAGCCTTGAATTTCTGTAAACAACAAGAACTTAAGAAAGCTATTAGGAAAGTGGAAAATATAATGGAAAAGGGTGATTTTGAAAGTTATGATAAATGTGAAGAACTAATTCGTGATGCTATTAAAATAGGTGATGGTGACCAAGGTAGTTTTGAAATTTTTACAGAATTAGAAAAATTATTAGAGGAAGATTATAGACATCCAGTACCTACAGGTGTTGATGGTTTGGATAATATATTAAACGGTGGATTAGCCAAAGGAGAAATTGGTGTTATTTTAGCACCTACAGGAGTTGGTAAGACAACCATGTTAACTAGATTTGCTAATACAGCATTTAATATGGGGTATAATGTGTTACAAATATTTTTTGAGGATAACCCTAAAATAATACAAAGAAAACATTTTACTTGTTGGACTGGTATACCTAATGATAAATTAAGTGAACACAAAGAAACCGTATTGGATAAAGCTGATGAAATGAAAAAAACCGGTGGTAAGCTAATACTAAAAAAACTACCATCCGATGAGATGAGTATGTTACAAATTAAAAACCAAGTAAGAAAAATTATATCAGAAGGTACAAAAGTTGATATGGTTCTAATTGATTATATCGATTGTATATTACCAGACCGTGCATTTAATGATGAATGGAAAGGTGAAGGTTCAGTCATGAGAAAATTTGAAGGTATGTGCCATGAGTTAGATATAGCAGGATGGACAGCAACTCAAGGAAACAGAACCTCTATAAGTTCTGAAGTTGTGACCACAGATATGATGGGTGGGTCAATTAAAAAAGCACAAGTTGGTCACGTTATTATATCTGTAGCTAAAACGTTACAACAAAAAGAACTTGGTTTAGCTACAATAGCTGTTGTTAAATCTAGATTAGGTAAAGACGGAGTAATTTTTGAAAATTGTAAATTTGATAATGGAACACTAGAGATAAATACAGAAACAACCCAAACGTTCTTAGGTTTTGAAGAAGAAAAAACCAATAGAAATAGAGAAAGAGTAACTCGAGCTCTACAAAGAAGAGAACAAATAATAAATAATAAATAATTAATAAAAAGCAAAAATATGGAAGTATCAAATAAGATTCTGTCGGATATTACTGTCTACATGAAGTACGCAAAATATATACCGGAATTAAATAGAAGAGAGTCGTGGGCCGAATTAGTAACACGTAATAAAAAAATGCACCAAAAAAAATACCCACAACTAAAAGATGAGATAGAAGAAAAATATAAACTTGTATATGATAAAAAAGTACTACCTTCTATGAGGAGTATGCAGTTCGGAGGTAAACCAATAGAAATTTCTCCTAATAGAATTTATAATTGTGCATACCTACCAATAGACTCAATTGACTCATTTAATGAAACAATGTTCTTATTACTAGGGGGCACAGGAGTTGGATATTCTGTACAAAGACATCATGTAGCTAAATTACCCGTAATACAACAACCATATCAGAAAAGAAAGAAAAGATTTTTAATTGGAGACTCAATAGAAGGTTGGGCAGACGCAATTAAAGTTTTAATGAAAACTTATATGAATGGTGGGGGCTCTAGGGTTGAGTTTGATTATTCAGATATTAGACCTAAAGGAGCTAGATTAATAACTTCAGGTGGTAAAGCTCCAGGACCACAACCACTAAAAGAATGTTTAGTTAAGATTGAAGGCTTACTAAACCAAAAAGAAAATGGTGAACAACTATCTACTTTGGAGGTCCATGATATTGTATGTCATATCGCTGACGCGGTATTGGCTGGTGGTATTAGAAGAGCAGCTTTAATCAGTTTATTTAGTGCTGATGACGAAGAAATGATTGGTTGTAAAGCTGGAAACTGGTGGGAATTAAATCCACAAAGAGGTAGGGCTAATAATTCAGCATGTTTAATGAGACATAAAATCACTAAAGAATTTTTTATGAATTTATGGAAAAGAGTTGAATTGTCCGGAGCTGGAGAACCAGGTATCTATCTAAACAACGACAAAGATTGGGGGACAAACCCATGTTGTGAAATCGCACTAAGACCAAATCAGTTCTGTAATCTTTGTGAAGTAAACGTATCAAATATCGACTCACAAGAAGACCTAAACGAACGAGTAAAGGTTGCAGCATTTATAGGGACGTTACAAGCTGGGTACACAGCTTTTCATTATCTAAGAGAAAAATGGCAAGAAACAACCGAAAAAGACGCATTAATTGGTGTCTCAATGACAGGTATTGGTTCCGGTAAAGTTTTAAATTATGATATGTCAAAAGCAGCTAGTTTAGTAAAAAGAGAAAATACGAGAGTGTCAAAACTAATAGGGATAAACCAATCAGCAAGATGTACAACAGTTAAACCAGCAGGTACTACATCATTAACGTTAGGAACATCATCAGGTATTCACGCTTGGCATAATGACTATTATATTAGAAGAGTTAGGGTTGGTAAAAATGAAGCAATTTATACATATCTTAAAGATAATCATCCAGAACTAGTTGAAGACGAGTATTTTAGACCACATGATACAGCAGTAATTAGTATACCACAAAAAGCACCTGAAGGTTCTATAATGAGAACAGAATCACCATTCCAACTACTTGAAAGAGTTAAAAAAGTAGCTACAGAGTGGGTTAAATCAGGACATAGAAACGGTTCTAATTCACACAATGTTTCAGCTACAATTTCACTAAGAGAACATGAGTGGGACGCAGCTGGAGAGTGGATGTGGGAAAATAGAAAAGCATATAACGGATTATCCGTACTCCCATACAATGGTGGGACATATACACAAGCACCATTCGAAGATATTACCGAGGAGAAATATCAAGAAATGATGGAAGTTTTAAGTGATGTAGATTTATCAAATGTTGTTGAATTGGATGATAATACAAACTTAACTGGTGAATTAGCTTGTGCGGGTGGTAGTTGTGAAATAGATGTTGATGTTAAAACAATGAAAAAAGAAGTTGAGGTAAGTTAATACTAAAACTATATATAAAATTATAATAAATGGTGATTCTTTCGGGTCACCATTTATTTTCTAAAAAATAAAAAATGAAAAGAAGTGACGACTGGATTAGTGAACTACACTATAAAGAATTTATAAAACCAAAATTACAACCAACAGATTTCTATTGGGAGGGAGGTGCAATGGTTCTAACTGAAGATTATCACAAACGAAGAGGGTATTGTTGTGGTAATGGATGTAGACACTGCCCCTACCAACCTAAGAATCTACTAAACAATAAAGTGACCACACAATAAAGTAATATTTGAAGTATTTATTATAAAAAGAAATGCCAACACAAAGATACGGTATAACGTTCCCATTTGTTGATAGTCCACAAGGATTCTTTCTAGGATTAAATACAGATACTGATAGTGAAGTGAGGTCAAACCTCATTCATCTTATAGTTACGCCTAAAGGTTCTAGGTATTTTTTACCGGATTTTGGCACTAATTTAAATAAATATGTTTTTGAGTTAATGGACACAACCACTAAAATATCTATTGAGAGAGAGATAAGAGAAGCGGTTAACAAATATATACCTAGTTTAACTATAAACAATGTAGAGGTTAAAACATTAGAAGACTTAAAAGCGGAAGAAAAACTAAATGAACAAAATACTGATTTATCTATGGATGATGGTAATATGAGTTTTGTTGGTGAAGCACAAAGAAATTATTCTATGAGGGTAAGAATTGATTACACAGCTGGAGATGGTGTGTTTGAAACTAAAGATTTTGTTATAATAGATTTATAAAATGGCAGATAAAAAAATAGCATATACAGAAAGAGATTTTTTAGGTGTTAGAAATGAATTACTAAGATTAACTAGTACCTATTACCCCGATTTAATTAAAAACGCAAACGATGCCTCAATATATTCAGTATTTTTAGACCTTAATGCTGCGGTATCAGATAACTTAAATTTTCAGATTGACAGAACCTTCCAAGAGACAGTATTACAATATGCTCAGGAAAGAAGTTCTCTTTACAATATAGCAAAAACTTATGGTTTAAAAATACCAGGAAATAGACCATCAGTTACAGTTTGTGACCTATCTATTATAGTACCAGTTTTAGGTGATAAAGAAGACTTTAAATACTTAGGTAAAATAAGAGCGGGTTCACAATTTAGAGGTGCTGGACAAGTATTTGAATTGGTGGAAGACTGTGACTTCTCATCACAATACAATGCAGAAGGAGTACCAAACCAAACCAAAATACCAAATAGAGATTCTAACGGAATAACCCAAAACTATACAATTGTAAAAAGAGAAGTTATGGTTAACGGAATAACCAAAGTGTTTAAAAAAGAAATTAATGATGCTGACAGTAAACCATTCTTTAAAATATTCTTACCAGAAAAAAATGTTATAGGGGTTACATCAGTAATACAAAAACCAGGACTAGGGTACCAAACAATACCATCCAACAGCGAGTTTATATCTACATCAACTAATAAATGGTATGAAGTAGAAGCTTTGGCTCAGAATGAAGTATTTGTAATAGACCCATCTATACCAGCAGATATACCGGGAGTTAAAGTTGGTAAGTACATAACAGTACCCCAAAGATTTATAACTGAATTTACACCAGAAGGATTTTTTCATTTAACATTTGGTAGTGGTAATCAAACATCACAAGACTTATTGGATAACTTTTCTTCTAAAGGGGTTAAACTAAATATGTCTAAATTTTTAAATAATATAGCTTTAGGTAACACTGTTAACGCAAATACTACATTATTTATACAGTATAGAGTAGGTGGTGGTAAAGCAGCAAATGTTGGTGCTGGAGCTATAAATAGCGTGGGTGTGATAGATTTTGTTGTAGGTGGACCAAGTCAACAAATAAACCAAACAGTGATTAATAGTTTAACTGTTACAAATACTACAGCTGCAATTGGTGGTGCAAATCAAATGACACCAGATGAAATAAGAAATTACATATCTTTTAATTTTGCCGCACAAAATAGAGGTGTTTCCATTAATGATTATGTTTCCAAACTAAGAACTATGCCTGCCACATTTGGTGCACCCGCAAAAGTAGGTGTTACAGAAATAGAAAATAAAGTTAATGTAAACGTACTTTCTTACACACCGGACGGTAAATTAACTTCACTAGTTAGTGAAACACTTAAAAATAATATAGCAAATTATTTGTCTAATTATAGAATGTTAAATGATTACGTAGTTGTTGGAGCTGCTAGAGTAATAGATTTAGCTTTTTCTATTGACCTAATACTAGAAAAAAATGCAAACGAAGGGGAGATAGTAACTAATGTAATAACCAAAGTAAGTGAATATTTTTCTGTGGATAAAATGGAGTTAGGTGAAGATTTAGCTTTAGGTAGTCTAAGAGCGTTTATAATGACACAACCAGGTGTACTTAATTTAACTGATATATTAGTTTTTAATAAAGTTGGTGGAAACTATTCACAAGCGGTAACAACACAACCATATGTTAACGCTACTACAAAACAAATAGGATTATTAGACGACACTATATATGCTCAACCAAATGAAATACTACAAATTCGTTTTCCGGACCAGGACATTGCTGTGAGGTACAAAAAACCAAGTAAACCGGTCCTTTAATAATCTTTACTATAACCGCATTTTGTTTACTTTTAGTTTTGGTGGTTGAACTATTTATCTTATAAGGACACCATAAATGTAACAAATTATTTTATGGGGTTATAATAGTATAAATTATGAGTAAATCATTTAGAGTAAGAACTGATGTTAGACGTGGTGGAGCAAAAGACAAAAATGTAACTTTTGAACTAAAACAAAATTTCGATTTATTAGAAATTTTAAGTCTTTCATTAACACAACAAGAGGTCTACACACGTATGTGTGCAGATTTTGGTGTTGTAATAGGTAGGGTAATCACCAATGGTGGATTCGGAATACCAAACGCAAAAGTCTCTATATTCGTACCACTAAGTGAGGAAGATGAACAAAACCAAGTAATAAAACAACTATATCCTTTTAAGGAACCATTTGATACAACAGAAGATGGTAAAAGATATAACCTTCTTAGTAGTGAACCAAACTCTGACTGTCATGTAACAATAGGAAGTTTTCCAAAGCTAAATGACGTTTTAAATAAACAAGACGTTAAATATGTTTATGACAAATATTACAAATACACAGTAAAGACTAACGAATCTGGTGATTTTATGATATATGGTGTACCAGTAGGTAACCATACTATTATAATGGATGTTGATGTTAGTGATATTGGGTGTTTTTCTTTATTGCCCGAAGATTTTAAAATAAAAGGGTTTGTAGATTCTGACTTTGATGGTGCAAAATTTAAAGACGACCCGGTAATAGATAGTTTACCACAAGTACTCAACCAACAAAAATCTATAGATGTTAGACCTTTTTGGGGTGATGAAGAATTTTGTAGAGCTGCTATTACCAGAGTTGATTTTGATTTATCCGTAACTGGATTTAAACTAGAACCAAATGCGGTTTTTATGGGTAGTACAGCTAGTGATACAGATAAAGATTCTGTTAATAGAAATTGTAGACCTAAAGCAGCGATGGGTGAACTATGTAGTCTAATATCCAAACCAGGAATTATAGACTGTGTTAGGTATACACCATTTTTTAAAAATGACCCAAATGCTTATCCAGCATATACCGCTGGAGGTTGGGGAGCACCACTAGGTGGAGAAGTTCCTATACTTGAAAGATACTACTTACCAAATGGGGGTAGAGTAATAGACGATAGTGGTTCATTCTTAGTTCACATGCCAATGAATATGGATTACATGGTGACTAATGAATTTGGTGATATGGTATTATCAGACGACCCAACCATAGGAGTGCCAACCAGAACACGAGTTAGATTTAGAATAAGACCAGAACAGGCAACAGGAAGTGCAAGACAAAGAAGAATTGGTAGTTACCTAGTACCCAACATTAGAGAGTATTACGACCCTTGGCCTACAGGTGATGTAAATGGTGACTGGCCTGGAATAGACCCTACTTCATACACTTTTTCTGTGGAATATAGTGACTATAATCCTTGGGCACAAAGAAATATGATGCCTGCAGCGAAAGACGTATTCTATGATATGACTTTTAATAGAGTATACACCTATTCACAATTTCACGACCACATTAAACATGGTGGTAGAAGACAATTTGTAGGTATAAAAAATATATTACCAGAATCAGACCAACAATGTGCTACAACAGCAATGTTTTTTCCAATAAACAGTGCGGTTAGAGCTCCTAGTTTAATGGTATTTCTATGGATGTTCCTAATAGATTTTTTAGGTATGATATATCAGTTCCTAACTATATTAGTATCGACACTTGCTATCGTTTTAGGTTTAATTTTAGGAATAGTTTTGGTTATAGTTTATTTTATATGTGTGCTTTGGTGTGCTATATACAGCATTTATATTGGTATTTGGGGGTTTACCATATTAGATATGTCTGATATAATTGCTGCTCCACCGTCGGATTGTGGGAAAATTTGTATTTTTTCTTCTGACTGTTTCGGATGTGGAGCTGCTTGTAAGTATTTTGGTTTAAAGACTGGATTTGTTTTATTTACGTTAAGACAAACAAAATATCCAGAATGTGAAAAGTGTATGTGTAGAACTAACCTTACAACCCAGGACGCAACTTTTGAAGATTCTAATGCCTTTCTTGCATCCCAATTTCCGTGTCCAGAAGGCCCACCTGGAGGAGCAAATATACCTGACCCTCCACCCTGTCCTGTGGGCGGAGCAGTCAACTCAAATCAAGATGGTCCTGCTTGGGAACATGATTGTTGTCAAATACCAGAAGAAACAAGAGTTTGTTGTCCTGACCATTATGGATTTAATTCAGCCGACCCCAACTATGGAAATACAGCTGGAAATGCTGAGGATGGAATTGCTGGTGGTGGATGTTACATTAAAGTAATATGTTTTAACCCTACATGTTTCAATTTCAACTTTAACCTTAGAGTTTTAAAGGAGTGGACTAGAAGAGAAAAAATATCACAAGCTTTATGTAATGGTGTTATGAATTATTTCTGGGAAAATAGTTGGGTAAGTGGATTCCTATATCAGTTCCAGTTTAGAGCAAAATTAGAATATGACCAAGTTAATGATACCTATGCTAGTTCAGGAACTCATTATTGTAAAAAATTAGTATACTTACACCCATCCGAACATACTTTTTATTATAGGTCTACACCGTTTAAAGTTACCGAGATAGGCCCATTAGATGGTAGTTTTATTGGTGATGATGATGGTGTTTACAATCCTTGGTGGGCTTTTGCTGGTAGTAGTGGTAGTAACCATGCAACTGGTGACCAAGCTAGACACATACTCTTCCCAACAACACTAGTTGATATGGGGTCAAGAAACCAATGTATACAACAAATATGTCTAGACCCAAAATACGCTAACGAATGTTCAGTTACAGACCAAATAGGTAGTACGACATTTCAAGACATTACGGAACTTGTTTCAGATGCATACAACCTTAAAATGCAACAACGTAAAGCCTCACTATCAACCTTCTTCCCACGACCAGAATTTGAAATAGGTGGTGATGTTGCACAAGCACTAATGCAAAACTGTATGTTAGGTGTTGAGGGTTACGAAGCAAATATGGGTACAACAGCTTGTGACTGTGATTATACTCAACAAATATCTACACCACCAGCAGACCAACCACCAAATAGTGGTTTAACATACCCATCACCTAATTTTACTGGTGGGACATACATACAACACGCTCTTAATGTAAATAATATAAATGAACAAAATGCATCATTTACACACACCATTTTATGGGAACCTTTACTATTTACATCGTCCACCCAAACTATTATGAATGGACCAGATTTAATAGATTGTGTCACAATGGAATTATCCGCATCTAGTCAAAACGTACCATTTTATCCATGGCATTTAGCTGCGGCAGGAGCTGCCACACTTGGTGGCCAAGCAATTGGTGGTTATGGGAATGTTTGGAATGATTGGTTAGGTACCGTAGGTGAATATAGATATGCGTATGGCATACCTGGTCCTCTAATGTCAATCTTACCAGCAATTAGCTACTCTACCGCTGAAGGAACAAATTTACACCCAACCAATAGTCCCTCACCACTAATATTCGACGGTAATTTCCAACACTATATGGGTAACCCACCCTTTTCATACCCACAAAATAATTATCCAGTAATGAATGGTGTTGTACCAGCTA